ATATTACAACTCAACTAATCCTTCACCTGAAACTTTCTGGAATGGTAACTTATCTAATTTTACTTTAGTTTATACTTATGCTACAAACAATACGGGAATAACTTGGACTAACGCTGTTAACGGAACTCTTTATACTCAAGCAGAATTTGATACTAACTACACAGCTAACGATGCAGCTTACAGAAGTATAACAAATACATCTTATGCTTTAGCAGCAGAACCTTTCTCTGCAAATTCCTGTGTTCTCATACCTGTTGCTAATTGCCCTGTATTCATTAATGCTTGTAAGGCTTGTTTCTTAGCTAGTGCTTCAACATCAAATCCACGCTGCGCAGCTCGTCCAGCGCCTGCTTGTTGTGATGCTAATTGTGATGCAAGTTCGAAACCACTGCCACTTATACCACGCTCTTGAGCGGCTTGTATAATAGCTTCACGCTGACCTCTTTCATATTGGAGTGATTCGGCCCGTACACCTTCAAGGTCTGCTCTTTGTTGTGCGGTTATACCTTCTCTTGCAACATCGCCCATCTCCATTAATGTTTGTTGCTGCTTAGCTAATACTTCTGGAGTTATTGCTATATCTTCATAAGCACTTGGTCCACGCTGTAAATCACTAACATCAAAAGGTGTTGGCTCTCTAAGTACAGCGTCGAGTTCGTGTGGTTGAATAGTGTACATTAATTCATCTAAAGATGGTAATTGTACTCTATTGAACTCATCCATTGCTGCATCATATGCTTGTTCAGTTTCGAGGCGTGCCATTGCACCACCCTCACGCTGTGCTTCAGCTGCTTCTTCTGCCGACATTCCACCTATGAATCCTGCTGCGGCTCCTGCCCAACCACCGGTAGCGAATCCTGCGACTCCGCCTACTATTCCACTCATTAATCCCATTATCTTCCCCTTTGTAGCTTACCAGGTATATTGCTGTATTGCATTTCACGCTGCATTTGTTCTGGCGTTTTACCTGTGCGTCTTATAAAGTCCATCTGCTCTTCTTCTGTCATTCCACGCGGATTGAAGTTACTGTATTTATACCTTTCTGGATCGTATTTAGGTGATACTTGTTGTACTTCTGGACGCTCCCAGTCTGGTCTTGCTGCACCGGTACGCATCCACTCATCTCGTGCTGCTTGTGCTGCTTCGAAATCGTACTGTGTTAAGTTCTGTGCTTGTTGACTTGGATCAATTCGTCCTACATCACCATATACACCTTCAATACCAGCTAATTCATTAAGCACTCTATAACGATTCAAGTCTTCTTGTGACATAACATCACCGTAGCCGACTGTTGAAGGATCTCTTGCACTTAGGAACCTGGCATCTTCTGGTCTATAAGATTCATAGCCAGTTGTAACATATTCTAAGTCACCTTCCTGGAACCCTTTCATACCTGGTTCAAATATCTTCTTTTGTAATCCATATTCAGATGCTCGTTTTGATTGCATCAAGTCTCTGTACTCTTGTGGTGTTACACCCATAGCCTGTAATTGCTGTGGAGTATACTCGCCACCAGCAGCTAATATATCTTCGTGCTTTTGTGTCAATTGCTCTCTACGCTCTTGTAATTGGCGTTCGAAAGTTTGCTCTCTACCTTTAGATACTTCTTGTGCGCGTCCATATACATCTTGCCCTGCTTGTCTTGCTGATTCTCTTGCTGATGCAATATCTTCAAGTGCTTGCTCAGCAGCAGTACCACGACCCGCTTCGAGTGTTGAAGCTCGACCTCGTTGTGCTTGAACTCGTTCTCTAATATCTGGCATTTGTTGTAATAATGCTGCATCAAACTCACGCATACCAGTTGTGTATTTTCGTTGCCCGTTACCTAACTGCTGGTACAAGCCTTCTTTTGTACTCATTAAATCTGCAAGTGCAGTTATCTTTGCTTCTTCAGCCTGGGTACCTTCAAACTGTGGTCCTTCTGTTGGGCCTGTGTATGTTCCTTTTCTAATATCACGGAATCTTTGTTTATCAGCTTCATTAAGACTAAGTGGTGTTTCTAAGCCTCTAGTTACTAGGTCTTGGTCACGCATCACGCCACCTTTAGTTTCTTCTGTAAACTGTCCTGCTCTGGTAGCTAGTGCTTCTTGTCCGGCCTTTTCATAACCTTCAAAGGGTTTAAGTATCCGTTCTGCAAGTTTCTCTGAAGCAGCTATATTAGCAGCAGCCCTTTCTTGTCCACTTACGAAGCTTGGTCGTTGTTGTGTTTGCTGTGTTTCTTGAATGGCTGTTTGCTTTTGTGCTGCTACTTGATTGCCACCTGCACCTTCAAGTGCCACAGTACCACCAGTCAATTCAACAGTAGGTCCACCACCATTCTTATCTGTATCTTTCTGTTTCTGTCTTACATATGCCATTCTTTTAATTCTCCAAATTTATATTGTTAATAATCTTATACTATATGCTGTACTGTCGTCAAGCCCCGTTACGAAACTTATATTGATGCCTGTTGTTGTTTCATTCCAGTGTACTGTTACTGGATTTGTGATAACTGTATTTATGTTACTTTCAACCTGAGTCTGTAGTACAACTACACCTTCCGGGCGTTTACGCATACTTTTTAAGTACGAAACCGGTATAAAGTTATCAGCTGATGTATAATCACTCTCTGTTGTGAAGGTAATCACATTCATTTGCGATGCTATATTCTCACCAAACTGTATATCACCATCAAATAGTGTATAAGTTGACTCCATAAATAAGTTCAATGGGTATAGTAGTCTATCTCCATCTACATTACCATCTCCATCTACAACATCTTGTGTGTAAATCTTTCTAATTGGTGGTTGTGCCATTATCTAAACTTGCTCCCTACATTATTGTAAAAGCAGCTAATCCCAGCTAAGCTGAATGATGTAAATGCTTGCTTGGATGTTAATTTAATGTTAGTCCAATGTGCCCGCTGTGTTTCAACGGGGAAGTAAGTCCGAATAACTGTGCTTTGGCTACTTCTTGAACCCCATATAAATTGTCCCCATACACCTGCACCCCACGCACCGAATGTTGTAGTTGGTGCTATATCAAAGGTGGTTGTTTGTGCTAAGTTTGTAAATATGCTAACTGACATAGTGCTAAAATCTTGTTGTGCAAAAATAAAAGACATTTCACGCCAGTGTTTCATAATACCTGGATTCTCTGCTGACTGACTCACCCACTGTACAATACTATTTATGGGCGTGTTGATTGTAGCTGTAGCAGCTGACCAAGCTTTTTCTTCAAGCATTGTAATTGCTGTTGAACTATCAACTGTGTCAACTACTACTTTAAATGTGCCTTGTACTAGTGTATCACCTGCTGATATATCAGTTGTGCTTGATAAATTAACAGTTAAGCCACTTGAACCTGTGATAGTTACTGTATATTCTTCGTCGGTGTAATCATCTGAGGTAAAGTCTTTTCTTTCTTTGTATATAAAGTCTGTTGTTGCGTGAGCTGTGTATAGTTTATCATTATCTACTTTTACTATTCCTGCTGAACGCGGTGTAGTCCACCTAGTCCAACTTCGTGTAATAGTGTTATATGTAAATACCTGTGTGGCTGTTTCATCACTTGCTGTTGTTACAGTGTATAAGCAATATCGTCTATCTGACTCATAACTAATACCGAATGTAGCATCTTCAAAATACGGAAATTGATCACTCAATAATTTGTTGAGAGTTGCTTCAATAGGTCTACTGATGATTTCAACACCCGCATCGTGTACTGCAACTACGCCTTGATCTGTCATTGCGTATATTCTATTATCTAGTACGACTGCACTTTCAATACCTTTCAATTTAATACTGTTGTTAAACGGATATGAACTAAACGGTAAAGCACTACCTTTAATTGTAAATATACCATCATCTTTAAATACAATAACACTATCTCGTAGTGCAAGTATTCGTTGTATTGGTCTATCTGCACTGCCAAGGTCAATATAATTAACTAATGGTACTGCTTCTGGTTGCTGTAACTTGCTAATATAAACACGGTTTGGTGATTCTTCATTATCACTGCTTTCTGTTGTACCACTTGATGGTAACTTAGGGCTCCAACAAGTTGCACGACTTGATACTACCGCATAACTACTGCCGCCAATATCTCTTTCTTCAAATAATATACTACCCGGAATATCTTCATATCCTGACAGGTAATAAGCATAAACTGTTGTGTTGCTAGATGATTGATTTACAACCTTAATTAAGCTAATAGCTGTTGTATCAATATTCTGACTAGCTGTACCACTTGTATCAACTAAGAACTCATTAGCACTCACATTCTCTGTTGCTTTACCAGTGTATGTTACACCCGCTATTGTTATTGTGTCGTTAAGTTGAATACCTAGTGGTGATCCAACTGATAATAGTTCAAGTTTGTATCTGTGCTGCGTCTTTGTATTAGCATAGAATGTGTGCTCTTTGAACACAGCCATATCTTTACAGTACGGTGGTGGGTTATTCGTTTGTAATATAGTTTGTTGCCCTGTATTTGTATACAATGCAGTACTTTTTAAGTCATCTAGTGTTGAATCGCTAATTGTTAATGATTGTGCTGTTATCTCACTTGATGTTGGTGATGATTCAAATACTAGCTGTAATTCATCATCTGGCACAGTAGAGCTTGTAGCACTGCCGTTTGAACGGTATAGCTGATAAATCCAGCTTGTTGTAATATTATCCGGAATATCATATGTTATGTTAACATCTCGTGTTGCACCACTTGCATTAGCTATTATGGTTCTCTGTGATGGTGCTCCAAGTATCAAGTTATTGTTGTTATCATAATATCCCCATACTAGTCTATATGCTACTTGTGTATTAGTAGCCATAAATCCTGTTGCGCCGGTTAATGCACCATCTCCACCTAGTGCTTTATATGCACCTGCCGCGCGTGGTGTATTTGTAATTAAGTCTATCTTCTTTACACCAGTTGAGGTATTGAAGAAGAAGTTCTTGTTTGAATGTACTGATCTAATCTTATATCCAGTTGATGGATGATCATATGTGCCACTGTATTCAACCCAAGTACCAGCGCCATCGCTGTCATAAGCAAGTTTTGAATCGTAGTGTGTAATTAGTTTGTCCTGGTATTCAAATAAACGGTCTATGTTGGCTGTTACAGTTAGCATATCACCGTATTGTTGCTGACCACGGCGTGTTTCAACTACTGATTCTCTGTCAATGACTACATTATCAGCTGTCTCAAGTGCCCCTGTTGGTGCCTCGCTAAATTCATTTGGGTGAGTGTATAATCCAAGTAACTTTAAATTAAGTTGCTGTGACATTTAAAATGCACCTCTGCCATAATTAAACACATTATTCTTTGATACTACCTTCTTAACCTGACCATCTACACGCGGTGTCATTGTGCGTGTTAAACTTAGTTTAGTTTCATCGTACTTAACTCTAGCTGTTTTCCAGCCACTATTATCACCCATTGAATCCAGCATTTGCATCTTAGCGCCTTGAACTAACAGTTGCTGTGCTTCGTGTGGTATTTGGGGAAAACAAGATTCGCCATTCAAGCTAACATAGTCACCTACGCTTAATCCTGTAACATCACTTACTGTTAAATCAAATCCATTAACGACTGTAACGGTTAATGCAGTAGCCATATTTTCAAACGGTTGACTTGGTTCAATAACATCTACCGTGTCACTTGTTGTCCAAGCTGTTGGTAAGAAGTCAAGTGTGAGTACATTTGTGTTTGTGTCAATTGATGTTATCTTACCTGTATTATTTACTGGTACTAGCCTACCTGGTCTCTTAAAGTAATACAATCTTAATGTTTCGTTGCTGTATCCAGATGCAGGATAAAGATTGACCTTGTTGTTAACCATATGAAACCCACTTGGGATATTGTATCTACTGTTATTTACACTGGACATTTGTTCTAATGTAAGTAGTGGTAGATTGGTTAACTGTGTATCGTTGTTAGTTGTATCAACAAGTACTACATCTCGTAGTCTGCCGCCAATTGCGTTTGATGGTACATTTGCAGTATACACTGTATCGCTAAGTTCAATATCAGTGAATGTTACGAAGAACTCTTCTCTAAGACTCATAATCAATGGAACTAATACGCTCTCCATTTCATCATTAAGATAATTAATTATATCAGCATTTGTAAAAGCTGCTTGGTTAATAGGAACTGCAACTCTACGCTTAATATCATTAACTAAGCTATCTGTTGTATCGTGATCTGCCATTTTCTAATTCCTTATTTATTTTTCTTATCTTTTGCCTTTTTCTTCAATTGGGCTATTAGACTACTTGGTGCAGTGTCTTGTACTTCTTGCATTTCTTCAATTTCAACTGGTTCAACTGCTTCAACAGTTTCTATTTCAATTTTAATGCTGCCTTCTGGCTTCATTCCTTTCTTCTTCTTTAGGTATTTATCAAAAGGGCTCGAATCATTGTCTGTCTCACCATTCATTATTGAATCTAAAATACCGCTTATGATTTCTTTATTCATTTTCACTCTTAACTACCTCCTTCGAGTGTATTTAATCTTGCTTCAAGTGCTTCAATCTTTGCAATTGCTTCTTTAAGTGCTGCTGCCATTAATGGTACTATTTTACTTTGATCAATACCTTGATGAATTGGTTTATTGTCTTCATCAACTGCATCCTTTTCTCCATATACAGCTTCAGGTATTATTGCTTGAACCTCGTGCGCTATAAAACCATCTACTGTTTTAGTTGTATCTGCTTTGAAATTGAACTGTACTGCTTTAAGTAACTTAAATCTATCAATACCATCTGTTATTTCTGTTATATTTTCTTTAAGTCTGTAATCAGATGATGTGTTATATGCTGTACTTGTACCACTTGTTGTAATAGTACCAACTTGTCCATTTGCATTAACGAATGCCATAGCACTTTGTGATGTGGTTCCAGTTCTACTCATATATTGAACACCGTTATTGAATCTAAAACCAACAGATGCTCCACTACCACTATATGATTCTATGTTTAGACTAGCGTCTGGTGCATTGTTACCTATGCCAACATTACCAGCACTATCAATACGCATATACTCAGAACCATTTGTTTGAAAACGCATAGAGTCATCGGCGTGATTATAAGATAACCGCCCAATGCCATTATCTACATCATCACCAAACATTATAAATTGACTATTACCACCAGTGTTTAAGAATGTTAAACCAACATTTGAAATGCCATCGCCTTCAATGACTAATTCGTTAGCTGCTGACGAAACTGATGTAGCACCACTGTCTCCAGTTTTAACATGTAACTTACCAAGTGGAACTGTCTCTCCAATACCAACTTCACCTGCGGCGTTAATACGCAATGCTTCTGCTGCACCTGTAAAGAATCTCATATAATCACTTGTGTGATTGTATTCAATAATACCTGCTGAATTAGATGCAGCATCTGCGAATCTTAAACTACCTGCTGTTGCTGATGCAATTGTAATACCTGTTTCTGTTGCATCTTCAATAACTAAACCATCAGCGCCAGTTGAAGGTGTTGATGATGTTGCGTAGTCAGACTTCTTAACATGCAAAGTTCCTTCCGGAGTAGCAGTGCCAACACCTAAATCAACACTCATATAAATATCAGCATCACTTAATGTTAATACAACACCTGTTGCTAAATCACTTAAACCTGTTAAACCACCACTTGCTATCTCTGTGCTAATTTTACTTGCTGACCATAACTCTGTTAAACTAGTACCAGCATCATTAATAATTCTATGTTTTGTAGCATCTGCTATATGGGTATCTTGTGTTGAACCATCAGTAGCTACATCACGACCATCAACTGTACCAGTTGTTGTTATGTTATTTGCACCCATTTGTAAGGTGCCAGTCATTGCTCGAGTACCATCAACTAATAAGTATTGAGTGTGGTCATCATCACTTAAACCAATTAAGTCACCGTGATCCGTAGCTGTTGTTCCTGTAAAGGATATTTCAAAAGCACTTTCAATTGTTGTAAAAGATGAACTATTTTTAAGTACCACTATCTTACCAACAATAAAGGCGTGATCCTCAAAGTGAGGTGGTAAACTTGCTGGTACTGTTGCATCTGTTGCATCTGCTAATAAGTAACTATCTAAACCATATACAACATATACATCACCATCAACACCTATAAAGACCCAGTGTACGCCATACCTGTTTGTAACCAGTGTAGCTAATGTACCTGAACCATCATCATATTGTGTGTTATTTATTTGTGTTTGAGTTGTTTGAGTTGTCCATCCACCAGCACCATCGCTGTAATAATATGTAAAGGAATCTGTTACACTTGTGTCTATTGCACTTGATGTAAAAGGTTCCAGTGCTTGGTAAAAGCTACCTGCTGTTAATGCAATGTTTCTTGTACCTGTTTCTGATATAATTGCACCACTTGCTCTTGCGAATGGTTCAATTGATTGTAATCGTTGTATAAGTCTTGATGCACTATCATTAATATGAATTCTATTTTCTGGAGTCATATGTAATACTGTACCATCTCTATAAACATTACCAAGGAATATGTTTGTATTGAAGTCTGTACGAATTGTTGTTGTTGCAACTAATCGTGGAGTGCCTGCGTTATATTCAACATAGATGTAATTCAAATCACCATCAACTAAATCAACATTTGTTCCTGATTCTGCTGACCAGTTGAATGATAGTATTTCTGCAACATCACTATCTGTTGCTCGTATAAACCCAGTACCTGCTGCAATTGTTATAGTACCATCTGTATCATCTGTAAAGCCTGCGCCACTTATACAACCTGTACTATTTGTTACATCTTCAACTTGTTGTGCTGATGTATATGTAGCACCTGATATGTTTGCGTGTAATACATCTGATGTTAATATACCAAGTGGTGTTGTTAATGTTTTGTTTGTTAATGTTTGTGCTGTGCTGACATCTGCCAAATCAACACTATTGAATTCTAATAAGTCATCTGTGCCAATGCCGAGGGTTAAGTCACCGCTGTCGGCGTTGTTTCTATATGATATATTGTCTGTTTTAGCCAAGCGTACAATGCCAGTTGCTGCAACTGCTGATGTCCTTGACGAGAAGTGTGACGATAATAACCCGTATGAGTTACCAAAATCAACATTTGCTGATAATGTAAATGTACCGCCTGTTTTTTGTAATAAAGATGAGCTTACTGCTGCTGCCCAGTTTGTTGCATCTGTGCCCCAACCTGCCGCGTCGCCATCTTCCGGGTAACTGTATGCTACGCCATTGATTGTTAAATTCGTTGCCACTGTGATCTCCTTAAATTAAGACGCGTTTCCGCGCCTTATTTATTTTAAATTAAGCAGTCCAGGTAATGTCGCTGTCGCTAGCTCCACCACTGAAGTTGGCACCGCTTACTGTAACATTTGTTAATGCTTCACTTAAAGTCATTGCATTACCAACTGTTCCTGGTACATCTGAAGTTAATGTAACTACACCTAATGCTGCTGATGCTGTTACATCTGCTACGCCTGCGCTTGAACTATTGTTAATAGCATTTGCGATATTGGTAGCTTGTGTTGCAACTGTTCCACTGATGTTGAATTGATCGCCAGTTGCACCTGAAGTTTTAGCTGTAAATGTAACACCGTTAATTACCATTGTTTCATTGTTAGTTGCTGTGCCTGTTGATGTTACAGTAGCTGTTGCTGCTGTTTCACCCATACGAGCGTCAACTGTAATGTTACCGCGTGAACCATTAGCTACACCATCTAAGAAGTTTGCAAGGTTAATAACATTGCGTTTTCTATCATTTGCATTAAAGTCCATAATACTACGGAACGACAAGCTAGTTTCTTCGTGTGTTACTATTAGTACTGATTGAGCCATATTTATTCTCCTATAAAGAATGAGGGGTTAAATTAATAACCCCATCATTTATCAGCTATTACGAGTTAGTGAAACCGGTTATCTTAACACAGCGAGCTGGGCTTTCGATAAAGACAGCTTGGTCTGTGTAAGTACGCAGTTCATAACCAGCATTATCAGGAAGTTCTAAGAAGAAGCGTTCCTGTGTGCTGTCACCTAATGGCTTAAAGCGAATATCACTTGCACCAACACGCTTAATACGCTTAACTGGTAGAATAAAGCTATCGCCTTCTTTAACACAGTTATGTGATACAATATCAATCTTACCATTTTGACCGTAGTATGTAATAGACTCTTGACCGTTTTCGTTCTTACCTGATTTGTATGAACTATCTAAACGACGCGCTGCTGCTAAGTCAGTTGCTAAGTCTTTCCAAGTTACTGGGTTAACGAAACAAACTACATCTTCATTAAGACCACGACCTACTGCTTTCGCTGTAGCTGCAAAGATCTTGTTAAGTGTAAGCTGACCTGTAACAGTGTGAGTATTACCCTTCCATAAGTTGTAAGTTGCTGCACTGATGTTAAACAATGTGCCAGTGTTAGTGATGATCTTATCAATACCTGACATTTCGTTACCGAAAGCGCCCAGGAAGTAAGTGTTTACATCATTAGCATTTGCGCCAATTGCTGTATCAAGTGCTGAAATACCTGTAGTTGTACCAGATACTGTAACAGTACGAGCGTCAACATCCATGCTATCAACTGTAAAGTTTGCATCAGCACCAGAACTAACTAAAGTTGTGTTACTTGTGTAAAAGTTAATAACAGCATTTTCTAAGCCGCTCCAAATACCAACTGCAAAGTCTGCTGTTGTAAGAGTAACTACTGTGTGAGTTGTGTCAACATTTGCACTTGATGCACTGTTACCCATACCCTGTCCACCGTATAACATACTGATTTCTAAGCGTTTGGTCATAGTTTCCATCATGCAATCAACAACAAAGCGGGTTGATTCAACAAAAGACTTCTTGCCACCGTGTGATGCTTTAGCTGCTGCATCATATGAAATACGATCACGAAGTAACATTTGAGTACCTTGTACTTGTGCATTTTTAGTGGTTAAAGCGATAGGTGCGTTCAAAGCGAAAGCGCCTGCGTCTGCTCCGGCGTATGTTACACCTTGTGAAGCAGTTAGTTTAACTGGTTGATTGTAAGTATCACCAATTTTAGTAGATTCGTTAAAAGGAATCATTTTTGAAAGTACAGCGACATCTGGTACTAGTCCCTCTACTTTATCAGCATAAACTTCTTTAAATAGACCGTTTAGCTGTGATACATCTGTAGTAGTGGCCATGTTTGGCTCTCCTTGTTAATTAAGTTAATTGCATTATGCAACAAATATGTTAACTCCTTTGGATTTGGTAGCTTTTGCATCGCCTCTAAGTTGTTCTTTAGTATTAGGGTAGCTTATGCATCCTTTTTGTAAATACTATTGCAGTTATTTATCTGTGCATCTAAAATTACTTTATATTGTCTAAATAATCTTGATATTCTTCCCAGGACATTTCTTTTTGCTTAGATGCTGCCTTGGGTACTACACTAGCTTTCCGTGCAGCTGGGTTTCCTCTTGCTCTTTTTACCTTTTTAATATCATTCTTTCTAATCTTATCTGCAACTTCTTTGCCAAGTAATTGTTCAATTTTAGTAGGATTGAATGATTTTAATTCATTAATGTAGTCTGCTTCGACTATTTCAACAATATCTGCATCTGTTAATGCTTGTACATCTGGGTCTTGACTTGTTAGTGCTTCTTTAAGGTAATAAGCCATTCTGCGTGATGTAAAGTCATTAGTTGGTAATTCAGCTGCTGTTAGTGCTGTGTCAATGCGTGTTACATATTCATCTCGTGCTGCTTCAACTTGACCTTGCATCTCACGCTCGTGTGATTGCTTCTGTACATTCTCCATTTGTGCTAGTTTTTGTTTAGCATCAAATAATTCACGCTGGTCTTCGGTTAAGCTTTCGTAGTTTATTCTCTGTGATAAGTATTTCTCTGCAAGTGAGCCAACATCAACATTCATTTGCTCAAGTACATAAAACGGATCTTCAGTTAATAATTTCATTAATGTGTCACTTTCTTTACGCATTTTGCTAGCTTCATTGAACTTAGCCTGTGATGCTTTAGATAGTTGGTAGTTGTTGACTAATTCATCTTCACTTACCTCTACTTCTTCACCATTTACTTTTACAGTGTAGATAACTTCATCACCTTCTTCACTTTCTTCTAAGTCGGTAACTTCTTCTTCACTGTTAATAACTTCTTCAGTGTCAGCAGCTAAGTCATCTTCTACAATTTCGTTATCTTCTTCTAACTCAACTGCTGGTACTTCTACTTCTTCTACTTCTTCTACATCTGCAATTAATTCTTCGTTGCTCATAGCCATTTGATAATCTCCTCTTATTCTAATGGTACATCAACACCAGGTTCATAAGGTTCCTGGGTTAGTGGGTTAGTTGGCATGTTAGGCATGTTGACACCTTCTGCCATTTGCATTAATGGATCTTCTGGATTCATAACATCACCGGCCACAGCGTCTGGCCCTGTAAAGTCACCTGTTGGTAGTTCTGGTGATAGTGGTTCTTGTCCAAGCATCATTAATAGATTCGGGTCTGTTTCTCTAAGCTGATCAATGTGCATTTGTATATGCGACAGTGTAGCTTGTACGATTTCAGGGTTAATTCGTGCTTCGGGTGATGCAAGTACAGTCTTATGTTCCATAATATGTAATTTGTGACTATCTGTTGCTACTGCAATAATATCCGCAATACCCTCACTTAATTGTTCATTCTCTGAACGGATAAGCATTAATTCGGCAGTTTCACCTTCTATTGCTGGTTCTAATGTGCCAGTTTGCAGTACTTGTAAATATTGTTCTTGTGTTTTAATTAAGCCTGCGCTAATTAAGTTTTCGAGAATACTCAATTTACCTGCTGTTGTCCTTGACAGTGCTGAGCCAACATCTATTGTTACACGGTTAATTTCACTAAGGTCATCACCTGTGAATGTTTTCATCATTGCTTTATTGCTCTTACCAACTATGCTTGCAACTCTATCTGTGTTAGCATATCGTTTAAGTATATTGATAGTAGCTGTGCCTACATCTTCTAATAGTGCTACATAAGCTTGCTGTAAGCCTGCACTGAATTCAATTGCCATACTCTGTACCAGTGCTAATGCTGCGCCGGATTTAAGTGATGCTTCTGGATTGCCGCGTGTAACACTGTTAATACCACTTAATGTCTCCATTAGTGATTCAAGCTGTTGTATGTATCTAAATACTTCTGCTGGTGTTGATAGTAGGTTGATTGCCTCTGGCTTACCGCCGCCTGGGACATTCTTTGGATCATAGAATACAACACTTAATCCTTCACTTAGTGAAGCTTCATTAACATTGCTACCTAGTGGTAATGCAATCAATTGTACTGCAAAGGTCTTTTGATTTGTTATAACAGCACTGTGCAATCCATCAATTGCCTCTTGTATTGGAAGTAAGTCAAAGCCTACTGAATATCCGAAAGGAGTGCCATCTACAGGGTTTGGTACAAGGTCGTACACTGGAATGTTATCATATGGTAGTGGACTATCAATGAGAATAGTATCTGAGTCTAAGAATGTTACCATTCTACCGTCTGGCACAGCTGGTGTGCGTTTGTGATAAAACTCATATACTGGAACATCATCTGTGTGTACTGTATCATAAGTGATAATAGATGAATCACCAGTTATACTACCTTTTGGTGTTGTTGACATAATATTATCATACAATGCTTGCACTTCTCTTAATGCGTCTTCATCTTCAATGCCGGTTGTATCAGCGTACTTTGCAATAAGGTCGAACTTGTTACGGAATGTGCGTATAATATACCAGTCTGTTTGATCTGCTGATCCTTTTGACACATCGCGTACAACATCAATTGGGCTGAATGCTTCGTACTTAATATCGCCTTCAAGTATTTCTTTATTGGTGTTTGGATCAATGTGATAAACATCACCTGATGCAGCATCCCATTCAGCACGGACATAACCGTCACCATAGCGTAGTGAGTATTCAACTGCTTGCTTTAGTACTCGTTCTAAGCGTTTTTCTCTTAGGTAGTAGTCTAATAGACCCCTTGCTAAAATAGTTTGTGCTTGTGACTTATAATCAGTGTTGCTTGCTCTTGGCTCGAAAGTAGGGCGTTGCTTTACTGTAAGTGACACTTTGTGTTGCAATAGTGAGCGGTAATGATTGATTGATATGTTAGTGAACTCATCTTGCTCACCGGAAGTTCTAAGTCTTCCTTTGTGTGCGAAGCCTTTGTAATACATATTGTATGATCGTTTCCACAGTTCTAATTGCCCTGTTGTTTGCACATCATTGTAGTACATAGCGATTCTAGCTTGTAGTTCATTGCCAATATCCTCTGTTTCTAATGTTGCAAAGTGCTGTTCGGTTTGTATATTATGTTTTGCCATTATTTTCTTCCGTATATGTTTTTAAGTGCTTCAATTGACTGAAGCTGGTCTTTCTTGCCGAAATCATTATTGATATGGTAATTGTTTGCATCCATATTATAAGTTACCGGTATTGGATTTGATTGTTCATCTAAATTCCTAATCAAATAAACTAAACTTGCTAGTGCATCATAGTGACCATAAGTTGCACTTCTTGCAAACTCACGAGCGCCACCTGGCTTATTCTTCCAGATTGCGTATTTTAAGCAAGCAATTAAGTGTGTACAGTCTGGGTGCACGACTAAACGCCCTGCGCCAACGAATAATCTAACTTTATTTATCATAGCGTCCAATGAATCCTTGTTAGTAGGACTAAAGTGTACACCGTGTGTTGTTGTTAAATCTTGCAGCATAAGTGGATTGTTGCTGTCAGCTATCCTTTTGTATGGCTTTTGCTTACTCCACAGTTCTTTCTCTTGTACTTGTACCATATCAGCTACAATGGCAGTCGTCATATCTCTACCATTAATAATGCCTTCTGCTTGAATAACTAGTCTAGCATTCTTAAAGTCATAGTATCCGTACAATAAAGCAGTTAAGTCTTTAACACCGAGGTCCATACAGGTGTATTTATGATAAAAGTCATAAAACTCATCACGCTCAACTTCACCAATGTATTCATCCTTCCATTCTTTAATGATGTCTAACTCTTCGTCTACGACCCAGGAACATAAGTATTCCCGTTGCCAAGTAGTACTATTTGCACCACCATTATCTTCCATTATCTTGTTAATAATCTCTGGTGTGAGTGATTTGTTATCATACACATCAAACTCTGATAAGTTCTCTGATGCTTGTGCTTCATCATAATACAGTTTGTAATCGTGATCCTGTGTGACGGATGGTGTGCTTGCAATAAGTGTAATAGCATTGGTTGTAAGTGTTTGTGGTATAAGGATAGACTGAATTAAGTACTTTAAGTTATCAATCATACCAGCTTCATCTACTATGTTTAAGTGACTGTTAGCTCCACGCAAGTCATCTTCGTGGCAATTGTTTACGCCGGCAATGTGTAATTCACTGCCATTACTGAACTTAAAGCTGCCATCAATGCTATTCCACTTTGGTTTAATAGATTCTGGACAAGTTTCAAGTAATATTTGCATAATTGGTAGTACTGCATTACGAACTTCTTTACCAGTACAAGATGCAAAGCGGATGTGTCTATGTTTAAGTCTTAGTGCTTCTTCAAGTGCAATTAGTACTAGGATGGTTGTTTTACCGAATCGTCTTGCACAGTTAAGCACATACTTTAGTTTTCTGGATGTGATAGCTGTTCTAAGTGCTTTGTAGATTGGTAACTGGTGGTCATACAATAACCAACTAAGTTCGCCTCTGTGCCATAGTTCTGACAGTATAGCTTTCTTAGATAACTTTGTTCTGTTATCTGTCTTAGTCTCCGTAGTCTTACTTGACAATCTTCAATCCCGCCCCGTTGTGTGCTTTAATAATATCAATTAAATCATCTGTGCTAGCATCTTCTAACTGTTCACGACCATCTTCTAATACAAGCGTCTGCCTATCATTCATTCCAAGCATATGTTTAGCTAGGAACAGTAGAGTTTGTGTGTCATTCTCGTTTAATGCTTTATTGATCATCTTATTGCGTAGTTTAGTCTTAGTTGACATTAATCCAGCATTGTAAATCTCACCGTACTTGTTTTCTAGTGTGCTAATACCAACACCACATACTCTTGCTACTTCTACCTTTGGACATCCTAGTTCCGCAAACTTAAAGACGATCTCTTCACTTATTTCTTTATAGTGAACAACGAATGTGCCTTTGTAGTCTCCTGATGCGGATATAATCTCATTAGTCTTCTTAGTAGACTTCTTAGTTGTTTTCTTAGCTGACATTAGTATTTCTCCTGGTACTTCTTGTGTGCTGCTTTACGCTTATCTTCTTTCTTTTCTATGTACTTGACGAATGTTGGTATTGTTGCGTTAATTATCTGTGTTACAGTAGCGAAGAATTCAACAAACTTTATTGCATCTTCCTTAATGCTAACATTGATCTGACTTAGTACTATTTCATCTTTATACACATGTCCAACTAACTGTCTATTATCACCTTCTGTTGCGAAGAAACTGAATAAGTAATTATCGTCTTCCTGGTCGAGGTGTTGTTCGAATTGAACATTTACATTGCCTATTGTTTGATTCCACTGTCTCATATTATTGTCCTAATTTCTTGAACCCAACAGCGGTCTTTAATTTATCAAGCATATCACTGTGGTCTTTAAGTTTCTTACCTTGTTTCTTTGTATAGCTATCTAACTGCTGCTGTGATTCTTCAAGTGTCTCATTAATCTGTGTTTGCATATCATCAATAGCTGTTTGCATATCCATTTCTTTATTCTGTGAATGCAGTGTAACTTGTCGCTTATGACCGTACTGTAACAGTGACATAACGAACCCAATCATTGTTACTGGGTCTATTGTGTCCATTGATGCTATTCTAACGCCAAGCACGATGATAATAAGATTGGTAATAGAGAGGTTATCGCTATCATCTGTTATTCTGAAGAAGCGTAGTACTTTAAACAGCTTAGTCATTATTCATCTTCCTTAGCTATAAGCTCTACTTCCATCTTATACATTAAGCGTTCTAATGCAAAGTTCTTGTATTCTGGCTCTGAGAAGTCTGTGCTGACTACTATGCCATCAATAGTGCTTATTGTGGCTACTGACCATCCACCTAGTACTTTAACTAGGCCGTATGAAGTAATCTTTGGGCCGGCTATGGTGACATTATCTTCTGGTGATAATTCTTTAGTTTTACCGTGTTTCTGTAAGTTGTGTGCTGCTCTGAATGCTGTGTCGAAACCTTGAAGTGTCTTGTGACTTGATTTCCATTCTTCTTTTGCAGTATCATAATTGTTATTCATCTTATTCTCCTGTGTATCTAGTGGTAACACATTGTTGTGCGTCCTATAACGGATAGCTATGTTATTTATGCCGGTAATCTAATTAAGAGCTATTATTCTAATGATTTACCCGAAATCAAACAGGTGATTTGGTATATTGTGCTCTATTCTAGTACCAACAACTATATCAATCTGTAGGTCTTCTTCATCATTAAAGGCAATATTCCAACGATCTATCATTGATTTAGTTGCACTCTTACCTGCTTTCAATTGTTCAAACAGGTCATCTATAACTTCTGCTACTATATATATTGACTTATCTTTCTTTTTATGACGCTTACCTAACTCTTTAATATAAAAGTGCTGTGTAGCTTCGTACTCGTTATTTAGATCATTTACCATTTGTGTGTGGATATTCTTAATCATTTTAAGTAAATTGGTAGTTTCTGTGTGTGATGCGTTGTAGTATGTTGTAGAGAAGGATTGTCCTTTGCGTGGGGTCATTTTCTTTACTTCTTCTATGTAGTGTGTGTACATGTGTATTCTCCCTTGTTAGTATTATTTATCCGAAATTGTATAAATTGGGGAGTTACGGTGCTTTATTGGGTGATTTATCGTGAAGAGACCCAATATTGCTACTGGGTCTCTGTGCTAACTAAACAGGTAGTTAGCGTACTAGGCTGGATAAAGACCTAGTTGGTACTATTTCATTGTTCTTCTCTTTGGTTGTTTTGTAGTTTATCTTTCTCTGCGAAGTCTTCTAAGAGACCTAATATCATTGTTATTGCTATTCCGGCAATCATTATATATAGTGCATTAAGCAAATGCCCGAATGCGTTACCCCAATCATAATAGCTAATTACACTCCACAGTGATCTAAAGGATAAATCAAGTGATAACATTCCCCATTCAAATTGAAATATTGAATACACACATGCAATAACACTGCCAAACATATATATTATTCCGACTATACACAGAGAATTAAACATATCATTAGCTGCGGCGATGTATTTATTTAGATTCTTCATTGGTGCACTCCATTTTTGAACCAACGCTTTGTTCCATTTGCGTATATAACAGCAGGTCCGTTATCTCTGTGTAACTTGCCATTCTTAGACCACTCCATAGTGCCGTCTGCGTATATAACCGGGGCAGGTTCTTTTAACGCATCCCATACCTGTTGTTTAGTCATTGTTGTTTATCCTTTGTTATAGTATTATTTAGCGCGATTGTATTATTTTACCCTTTATAAGCTCATTTATGTGGCTTTTTGTTAATGTAAGTATAACATCTTTGTGTATAAAGTCAAATTGTGCGATGATGTAAGTCGTTGATCTTATGACAGATCGAGTAAATTAGTCTATTATTGGTAATACAGCATCAATGCTTTCTGGATTGCAATTAATTGAATGATCAGTGTCTTTATAGCCGCTGTGTTAATTGCTAGTGCTTCGTAGTTCTTTGTTGTTAATGCAAATAGTACCTGGTGTTCATTCATTATAGCT